CGATTATAACAGCATAGGTTAGCTTGTGATGTTTGTTTGGCGTTACCGATATCGAGATTTTCGCCGTTAGTACCGCCTACGTCGATAGAATGTATTTTATTCGTACCGCCGTCTAATTTAATAGCGGATTGGTTACGTTTAAAAGTAATATCGCCTTTCATCGTGCCGCCGTTTAATGGTAAGTATTTAGCGGTTTCAGTATTAACATATTCTTCAGTAGCTAATACTTTACCGCCATTAGCTGAGTTATACCATTTAGGCTTATTTTGACTATGTAGCAATAATTGAGAAGTAGCATTTTTATTGGCGGAATCTTCCGTTACGCCAATATCAAAATTGCCATTAGACGCAATTCTAATTTTTGTATCATAATTGCCACTTCCATTATTAAAGCCAATACTTGAATTGTTAAGGCTAAGATTACCAGTCATGGAATCGCCGGTTTTCTTGACATACGTTTTTTTCAATAGATCAGTAACTTCATCGGCTAATTTAGGTAAAGTAACAGATTTATCTTTTAGTTTTCTTGTTGTAACGCTTGCGTCTGGGTGGTCTAATTCTGCTAATTCCTTATGTGGCTTAATAGCGTCTACAATATCTTTTTTTGTGGCGTATACTATTGACCAATCAAGAATAACTTTAACATTAACAGCATTATCAATAACTGTATCAATGTTAACAACTCTTTCTTGAATAGGATAAGTTTTGTCATACAACATACGCGCTTTATCACCGCAAGTAGTGTAGGCGTATAATTGTTCTGCCCCATTATCTACTTTGGCATATAAGCCAATTTCACGGAAATAAAATCCAGTAGTAACAACTTTATTATTTACTCTAAACTGTAGGCGCATTTGTCCGGCGTGTACTGTTTCATTTTTAGCGATAGGAAGATATAATTTATGGCTTTTTAAAGCTGTCAAACTATCTACCGCTGTTCCAGTTGCTGTACCGTCGCCAATAGCTATTTTTGTAAAAGTTAGAACATGACCGGCGCGACCTTGTGTAAGCATATCGCGACCGATATTAGTTAATTGTAAGGGAAGAAAATCCCCTGTTTTATTAGGCATATAATAATGTCCTTTCTAGTATCTACTATGATTAGATAAGTCTTTAATATATTCTGCTTCTGTATCTTTAACTATCATTGTGTAGTCAGTGTTACAAGGAATATATATTTCTTCGTAGTCAGATACAACGCCGCTAAAATATACTTCTTCGCCTAAATCGGTATGAGTGATAAAGTAAAATCCTAAATGTGCCGGCTTCCATTGGTGTATTGTATCTAATAATTCTTCCCAGTTAGTAATACTTCCGTCTTGTACCTGGTATTCTAATTGGTATCTATCATAGATTTCTGTTATTGTTCCGTCTTTGTTTTCTACATAGTTATTTAATAATTCAGTTAAAAAAGCTATGGTAGACGTCTTTTTAGATTGTAATTTATTCCAGATACGTTGCCTTCGATTCTCAACGGAATCAGATTCATTAACTTTTAAAAATAAATCATTTTCCCATAGCTTTAATCCCCATGTAGCTGTAGAAATAAAACATTGATTGAATAAATCTAGTAATGCTTCTTTTTGCTTATCGTGTTCTGCTGATTGGCTATCCCCTACCAGTTTAAATGTAGTGGAATTTTCAGAAAGAAAACTAGGTAAATACCGTAAAATATTAGTATCTTCTTGACGTAAAAAGTCTTTACCAATCGTTTTATTAAACTTAGCCATTGATATTCACGCTTCCAATCTTCGGCAGTTTCCCATTAAGCTGTACAGAACTAGATTGTCCATTCAAAGTGATAGATGCAAAATCAGTATAGCCGGCATCAAATAATTGTTTAGCTACATCTGCTTGTGTAACTTTATTGAGTTTAAAGCCATTCTTTTTAAAGTATTTAGTAAGTCCGGCTTTAAATAATTCAACTGTTCCAGTACCTTCTACACCATTAACTACAATAGCAATAGCCATAATTTCCGGAGTAGATACAATGACTTTAGCGCCTGCCGGTCTAACTGTTTCGATGTAGGCTTTAACCTTATTAATTAAATCTTGACTGGCTTTTTCGCCGTTACTGTCTACGATAGCTACGCCTACTGTGCCATTCCCTTCGACTAATTCAGTTACTTTACAGCCACCAACACCAACAATAGAAGTAGCCCAGTTATTATAGTGGAAAATATTCCCAGAAGTTGCCGGAGTACGAATATAATCGCTGTAGCGTTGGTATAAGGATTCGTCTGTTTCTTCATCGAATCCGTCATAAGTAGGCTTAGGATTCGTTACAGAATTAACGCCGCCAATACTCATAGGAATAAGCGTTATTGTATCTGCTTCGATATTGTATTCTGCCCCTGGTTTTTCTGCTTCAATAGGGATATTAGCTTTTCCGTTATCTTCGATATAAGATTCTTCTGTAGTATAGAATTTATGTCCGCTTGTACTTTGGAATAAACTTCTAACCGGAATCCATGCAGAAGCATTACCGGTAACAGTAACTACGCCTTTTGCTTTAGCTGCTAATTTTCTATCTATCCCAAAGTCTTTACATTTTTCTGTTAAATAATCGCCCCAGGACGTACTAGCAAAAAAGGCATCGCGTAGCATATCCATTTCAAAATAGACGTTTTTAAATTCTTCAGATGTGGAATTTACAATATCCCTTTTAAATGTGCCTTCGATAACGCTTTCTTCTGTTCCATTCTGCTTGATGTAGTCTACTAATCGTTGTTGAATGGTATTTACATCTTGCGCGCCAAATATATCGGGCATTACATCACCACCTTAATAATTGTCTTTTTATAAATAGATGTAAGGGCTATAGTAATTTCGATAACGTCTTTTTCTTGCTGCGTTATTGTCATACTATCAATACTTACGATGTAGGGATTTACTAATAAGCCTTCTTTAATATCGGCTTTAATCATTTCCCCTACATTTTTAATATTGGTATTGCCTATATATTTTTCTAATTCGATTCCGTAGCTATCATGATAGGCAACGTAACGGAACCTTTCAGTTTTGAGTGTTTTATAGATCCATACTTTCAATGCTTCATTTTCGGTAACTATAATATGCTGACCTTCTGCATTTTTTAAGAATCTATCATTTTCAAAATCCCATGCATATTCTGTTAAGTATGGTAGTTTATTTGTTGATACAGTAGTATTAACTGTACTATTGATAAATGGATTAGCCATACATTACCTTTCTTATAAATGTACTATTTTGTCTAAAATAATATATTGCTGTGTAGTGCCTTCTACTTGTTGAATTGGCATAATAGATACATATTCGCCAGGCTTTAAGGTATCAGTATAGATAATGTTATCTGTGTAGGGATTATTAATTTCATGCGTATGTGAAGCAAATAAAGAATATCCACCACCGCCAGAACGTGGCTGCGTTTCAGATACGATAACGCCTTTAGCAGTCCTTTCATAGCCAATTAATAGATATTCGCTAATCCATACGTCTTCTTTTTCTAAAATAAAGTCTTTGTATTGTACTTTAATATTAGGCGGCGGCGCTAATACCTTACCTATTTGGATTGTTTCGGGTTGGTTATTTTTAGCTACGCCATTTAAAATACCTAATAATTGAGATTCGGGAGTTTCATTCATGATATATTATCTTTCTTTTAATAGATAATTAAGTTACTACTTGCGTAAAGTCTAAAGTTAAAGTCATTGTATGCTGTCCATTACTGAATGAATGACTATCTGATTTTATAAAGAATTTCCCTTTTAGGTTTTCTTCTTGTATTTCTATTGACTTACCGGCTACACAATAAACATTACCTATTGCATCTAAACTGGCGTCAATATCTACGCTGTGTAGTAATTTAGTAGCTGCTGTTCTAGTATCTACTTTTTCATCTGGTTTATATATATCAATGATTTTACCAAACTTATCGTAAGCCCAGTCGCCTTTTACTACTCTATCGGAAGAAGTATCGCCGTTATTATCTGCAATATATACAAGCGATACAAGATTCTCGATAGATTCGCCATGACTGGAACTAATAATATTGGTTTTATCTGTAAGTGAAAAATTGGCTATATGTTTTGTGCCATTGTTGCCAATAACAATATTATTGTTTTCGTCTATAGCCATTACAGAATACTTTTTATTGTCCTTTGTAGATTGAATATCAAGGGCTTTTTTAAATATCTCTGTAGCCGTCATACTATCGGCGATAAAATCACCTTTAGCATCAAGTACAACGCCTTCATCAAGAATAATGTTATAGCCCCATTCATTCGCCACTTGTTTTAAAACATCAAGTACAGTAGTATCTTTAAATTTTTTGTTTAGCTTAGACTTCGCAAGATAAATTAAATTATCGTAGGCTGTAAAGGTTTTGTCATAACCCTGTGTATTGCGATTATGTACCCAGATTTTACCTTTAAATAGAGTGATTTCTTTTGATTCTAAGGACGATACTTCTTCAATGTATTTAACTGTTACAGTATCGCCAATTTCTATACGTGGATTAACAAAGGTACTGTCCTTAGTAACATTATTAAACGCTATAGTAAATTCTAGTTTTCTAGCTGCTTCTTGATTATCGCCCGACCAGGTGAAAGAGATAATATAATTAGTTAGGTCTTTATCATTGATAAAGAATTTAAATGTACTCATGATTTCACCTTAGGCGGACTATTAAATTTAGAAGTAGATTCTTTAAGTTGGAATTCTTTATTATTGACTACTGCGGATAAAGAATTGTCATTGTTTTTTCTAATGTTTATTAGATCTCCTGGATTAAAAGATACTTTCTGTTTACTAGCTGCTTTAATAAGGTTTTTGGCATACGATAAGTATTTAGATTGGTTTACGTCTAAACCGCGGTTATCTGTTTTAGATAATGCACGATTTAAGAAGGTTAATGGCGTATCACCTTTTCTATATACTAAGTTAGCTTTTACCTTATCTAGGGCTGTAATTTTACGTTGATTTAATCCCGTCTTATTCTCGACTTGTTTATTTGAATCCCCTATATGTTTATATTCAGTAAGAGATAAAGAAATATCTATATCACCTACGGGGGAAGCATCTTCATAATCAAAAGAATCAATCGTAACATCTAAATCTACATTTGTACCTACAATGGTTATATGACAATATGTATCAGATGTCCGGAGAGAATTTATCTTTTTTATGTATTCTGCTGTATCGACTGCTTTATATAAAGTATTGTCTATACCTGGTAAGAATGTAGAAAAAGATATTTTCTGTAGTCCGGTTTTTCCTATCATGTTAATATCGCCCAAAGACTGGATATTAACAATACTATTGTTATTCGCTACTTTTACAGAATAAGAAGGCGGCGGAACTGGTAGGGTAATACTACCAGTTTTACCAGTTAAAATAATTTGTCCGTCTTCGGCTGTATTAGCTAGTATATTTTTATTGAATAGCTGCGATAGCCCTTTATTAACAATAGTTTCTATTGTGCTAGCCGTGAATAATGACATATTATACAGCCCCTTCCATAGTATTAATTGCGTGTACTTGTAACTTTTCGACTAAGCCGGAAATGATTTTATCTATATCTGCTTCTTCCCGTACTACGATAGAATCTGCCAGTTTATTAATATTAATAGAATTATTGGTTCTATTATTAACAGCGCCTTCTTTTCTACCCATTTCACGGGCTTCCTTAACGCTTTTATCATGTGGCATAACTCTTGTACCGGAAGGAAGGTCTATAATTTCGCCGCCTTGGTCGTGGATTTTAGCTAAACCGCCTTTCCAGTTTTCTGTACCAGTAAACAATAAAGGAATATTTAAACTAAAATCTTTACCGCCCCAATTTGGAACCCAGTCCGGAATGTGGAAAGAAATACCATTTAAAGCGCTAATAATTGTATTAATACCTTCTTTAATAAAAGATACTGCGCCAGATACACCGGATTTAATACCTTCCCATAAATTATTAAAGAAGTTTCCGATAGCATTTATTCCGTCATTCCAGGCGGGTACTAAAGTACCATTAAACCAATTTACAACGGAATTAATAGCATTTTTAAGCATATTCCAACCGGCTATTAAATAGTCTTTAACTGTATCCCAGTTGTAATAAAGTAGCATCAATACAACAATAATAGCTGTAATTGCTAACCCTATAGGATTAGTTAGAAATGCAGTAGCAACAGCACGAATACCGATAATCAAAACTTTAAATAGTCCGCTAGCTGCTATTTGAATAATGCTAAATACTGCGCGTAATGTTTTCATATTAGCGGCGATAGTCGATACGATAGACATAGTAGTACTAGCAGCTTTAAAGAAGGCGAATAATCCTACTACTACTTTACCTATAGAAATAACCCAGTCTAATGTACCGTCATCTGCACGGGATATTTTTTTAGATAGATCTACAATATAATCTGTAATTTCTTTTACCTGTGGTGCTAGTTTCTCACCAATTTTATATAGGATAGCCATACCGCTATTTTTTGCTAGTTGTAAATTAGCGCCTAATGATTGATTCATTTCTTCATAGGCTTGATTCATAGCGCCTTGACTATCTGTAATTTGTTGTTGTTGTTTCCTATAGGCTTCTGCGTTTTGTGCTAATTGGTTAAATGCACGCGCGCCTATACCACCAAATGTTTGTAATGAAATAAATTGTTTTTCACTATCGGACATACCTTTAGTTTTTTCATTAAAATCGGCTGCGATATCGACTAAACTACGCATTTTACCCTGTGCGTCAAATACTGCAACGCCTATTTTAGTAAGGTTTTCTACATTCGCCGGATTCGCCATTCTTTCAAATATGTTAGCTAAACCGGTACCGGCTTCGCTACCTTTTACGCCAGTATTAGCTAATACGGCTAAGGCTGCGGACATATCGTATACGTTTTGATTCGCACCGGCAGCAGCCGTACTACATTTAGAAAGTGCTTCGCCTAAGTCCGCTACATCTGCTGAAGAATAGTTAGAAGCTGCTGTAATAGCATCTAATAATTTAGGTACTTCTGTAGCCGGTAATTTAAAGGCATTGACTGTATTAGATACCATATTAGAAGCAACGTCTGAAGCTGTATCTGTAGCAATGGCAAATTTAGCTACTTCTTCTGTCATTTTATTTAGTTGTTGCCCGGATAGTCCGTCAATAGCGCCGCCTAAAGAGTTAGCTATATTTATTAATTCTTCTGCCGGTTTTGCTACGCCTAATGACATATCTATAAATGCTTGCTTACTGATCTCTGTACTTTTACGCGTTTCAACTTCTAATTTATTAAGCATGGCGCGGTGTTTAGTATCTAAATCTGCAAAAGCATTAATAGCTAATGTAGCTGTTCCGACTGCTGCCATTGCAAAAGGCTGTAGTTTACTAGCAGCTTTATCGAAGTTTTTACCCATATTAGAAATGCTTTTGCTTGTTGCTTTAGCCATTCTATCTGTCTTCTTCAAGTTGCTATTTACTGCCGCTAATTTGTCTGACATTTGGTCTTGCAATTTAATAATTGCATCAATTACTGTAGCCATTAATTACCTTTCAACGATTCTGCTTCTTCGATTCGTTTTTCTATTTCATAAGATACAAAGGCATTAACGATAATTTTTTCACCAATAGGCATAGTAAAATATGTACTAGGCATTACATGATGATAACGATATAAGAAGTACATATTTTGTACATTCCTATCGGTGTTTATTAGTTTTTTACTTCTTCTTCTACGGCTTCTGCATCTTCGATATTATTGCCGGATAACTCATTGATTTTAGTTACCATATCGCCAATTTCGCCTACAGTAAACATAGATAATACTAATTCTGCCGGATTAGCTACTTTATAATGACGTACAAGTGCTTCATTGTGTAAGTCCGGGGATTTAATACCTTCTAATAGAACATTCGCCGCGAATTTAGATTCGTCCATAATAGTTTTACCTTTTTTATCGGTAGTACTACATTGTTTACGAAGTCGCATAAAGTCTTTAGCTGTTAATGCTTGTAATGTGATTTCAAAGTTTGTATTAGCTTTTTTAGATAGAGATTCAACTACATAAGTAG